ACCGTGCGGTGTTGTTGGCCGATGATCCTGGCCTGGGTAAGTCCCTCCAAGCCCTCGCTGCCGCCGATGACCTCGCCGCCGAGCGCATCCTGATCGTCTCCCCGGCCGGCGTGCGGATGGTCTGGCAGCGCGAGATCCATCGCTGGTTCTCTGCCTGGGCCAAGCGGATCGTGCTGGTCCAGCCCGGTGAACCGCCCCCGACCAAGGTTCAGCTCGCCGCCTGGGACGCCATCGTGCTGGTCAGCTATGACGCGCTCTCGGACCATGACAATCCTTTGATTGCCCAGCTGGCCAAGCTGCGCTGGGACCTGCTTGTCCTCGATGAAGCCCACTACCTGAAGAACAAATCCAACCGCACGCTCGCCGTCTACGGTGATCACGGGTCCGACCAGGGCATCCAGGCCAGCGCCGCCCAGATCATCCTGCTCTCCGGCACCATCGCACCCAACCATTGTGGTGAGCTGTATCAGCACGTGCGCACCCTGTGGCCCGAGACCATCCTGAAGGTCGCGCTGAGCCGGACCTCCAGCCAGCCAGTCGCTCGGCCCTTGTCTCTGCCGGAGTTCGAGGAGAGGTATACTCGCTACAAGGATACCCCCTGGGGCCGCCAGGTGGTCGGGTCCAATCGCCAGGCTGAACTCCGGGACAAGCTCCGGTCGGTTGTTCTGCGCCGCACGAAAGACCAGGTGCTGCCTGAGTTACCTCCCTTGCAGGTCCAGGACATCCCCCTCACCGACCTGGATCCGACCGTCTTTCAAGCCAGCCTCGGTGACCAGGCCCGCACCCTGCACCGGGCACTCTACCGCACCACCCAGCACGCCGGCGATGATGCGGTCATGCGCGCGCTCCAGCAGGTCAACACCACTGCGGACAACAACCTGGCCGCCCTGCGCCGCCAGCTGGGTGAACTCAAGGTGCCTGCGATTGTCGCCTGGGTCGAAGAGCGCCTGGCTTGTGGCATCGGCAAACTCATATTGTTCGGTTGGCACCTCGGTGTGCTGAACCAGCTGCATCGACTGCTGGCGGCGTATGATCCGGTCCTGGTGACCGGGGAGACCACACCCACGGGTCGGGTCACTGCGATCGATCTGTTTCAGCACCGCCCGAGCGTGCGCCTGTTCATCGGTCAGATCCTGGCCGCGGGGACCGGGATCACGCTGACCGCGGCGCACGAGGTGGCGATCGTGGAACCCTCATGGGTCCCCGCGGAGAACGTCCAGGCGATCTGCCGGGCGCACCGCCTCGGACAACACGACAGTGTGCTGGCCAGCTTTCTCTACGCGCCGGGCACCCTGGACGAAACCATCATGCGGGTATTTCGCCGGAAGGCGCAGGAACTTGGTCACCTTGATTTCACTCAGGCAAACTCAGGGGAGTTTTCGGGAGATGTCGCTCAACGTGCAGATAAATTTCACCTACAGCGTCAATCAGCCGACTGATTTCGTGCCGTTGCTGGAGCTGATCGCCGCCATCCAGAAGCTGGGTGCGGGCGTGGTGGTCGAGACCACCGGGGTCGAGGTGACCCAGCCATCACCACCGGCGACCCTTGCCGGTAGGACCCGTGGCCGGCCGCGTCGGGCCAATGGGACCGAGGACAAGGACGAGGACAGGCCGATGCGGGTGTCCGGCGGTCAGGCTGTGACCCCGGTCGATGTTCCCGACGTCGATGACGACGAAGACGTCGGTTTGGAAGAACCCTCGCTGTCCGATCACGAACTCAAGGAGCGCGCCCTCGGCATCATCCGCAACGCCTATCAGATCAAGGTCAAGGACGCGAAATTCCAGGCCGAAATGCGCGAGATGCTGCGTGGTTTCAACGCCGTCAAGTTCACCGAGATCACCGATCAGGACGGGCCGAAGTTCTACAAGCTTGCGGTGGCCGTGGCCGAGAAGCTGGGTATGCGTCCGTGACCGCGTCAGCACGTCATGCGAGCGAGCGGAGCGAGCGAGCATGACCGCGGGGTTCTGCCTGCGGCATGGCGAGAACTACTACACCATCTTCAACTGCCCGAAATGCGCGCCGGACGAACTGATCTGCACGTCACCCGTTTTCACCAAGGACAAGCCTTCATGGGTGGAACCAACATCATCGAGCCAGACCAGGCTGCCCACAGTGCCCTCGGTGCCTCTGGCGCCCATCGGTGGCTGAACTGCCCGGGGTCGTTTGCCTTGTCCCGGACAGTGCCGGCGCGGCGTAGTTCGTCTTACGCCGCCGCGGGGACCGTAGCGCACACCCTGATCGAGCGCGCGATCAGCGATCCGAAGATCCTGGACCGCATGCGTGGCTGCACGGTGACCCAGGAGGGACACGCGGTGCTGATCGATGACGACTTCATCGAGGGCATCGAGCTGATGTTGAACTACGTTGTGGCCAAAGCCACCGATCAAGCGGCGATGGCGGTGGAATATCGGGTCTACCTTGATCCGTATTTCACCGACCGGCCCAAGCCGCCGGTGCGTCTGTTCGGTCGAGTTGACGTCGCGGTGCTCGATCATGCCACGTTCAACCTGGAGATCATCGATTACAAGAATGGCGCCGGTGTGCTGGTCGATCCAACCGATAATCCGCAGATGCTTTATTATGCGGCGGGAGTGGTCGCCGAGCCTGAGCGGAAAACCCTCTGCAAAACAATCACTCTGACCGTAGTGCAGCCGCACGCTCAGGGTGTTGAGAAGATCCGGTCGGCAACTATCGACTACCTGGACCTGATGATGTGGATCGACGAGGTGCTGATCCCCGGTGTGTATGCCTGCGCGGCAGATGACGCGCCCCTCGTGACGGGTTCCTGGTGTCGTTTTTGTCCTGCGTCACATGCTTGTCCTGCCCTCCAGGCCAAGGCAACCGAGATGGCAAAACGCGACTTCGCCGATCATGTTCTGCCCCAGGACCCCGCCGCCCTGGCTGAGGCCCTTAACACCGCGCAGCTGGCCGAGACCTGGATCGACGCCGTGCGGGGCTATGCGATCGAACAACTCAAATCCCAGGTGCACATCCCCGGCTGGTCGCTTGGTCCCACACGCCCGACCCGACGCTGGACGGATGAAGCACTGATCGAGGCCATGCTGATGGATCACGGCCTCACGCCCACCGTAACCCACCGTCATGAACTCAAGTCACCGGCCCAGCTGGAGAAACTTTTGCGGCGCCAGTCGCCGAGCATCTGGGGCCAGGTGAATGCCCTGATCGAGATGCACTCGTCCGGCGTGAAGCTGGTCCGTGCGGACAACGATCCAGCCAAAGACTTCGATGATGCTGAGTTTTGAAGACGGTGTGGAATACGCGCGTAAACAATACCTGAAGGAGAACCCTGACCATGGCCATGAACATCCTGACGCCGATCGGTGTCCTGAGCTTCCCGGTGCTGTTCACCCCGCGGCCGCCGGCACCCAATGCCGAACCGCGGTTTCAGATCAACCTGCTGTTCGACAAGAAGGCCCAGGCAAGCACGGCGTATGCCGACCTCAAGCGGGGCGTGCTGAAGGTGATCGATGACAAATGGGGTCAGGGCAAGAGCCAGGACAAGGCGTTCATCGGCAAGCTCCGGCTGCCGTTCCGGCCCACCGCCGAGAAAGACTACAAGGGTTACGACATCGAAGGCGGGATTTTCATCATGGCCTGGTCGAAGAACAAGCCGGGTGTGGTGGACGCGCAGCGCACCGAGATCGTGGTCCCCGGTGACATCTGGCCGGGTCAGCTGGTGCGCGCGACCGTGTCGCCCTTCGCTTACCAGAACACCGGCAACCTGGGTGTGAGCTTCGGCCTCAACAATGTGCAGGTCTGCCGCACCGATGGCGAGCGGCTGGACGGCCGCAAGGCTGCGACCGAGGACTTCCCTGACTACGAGGACGAGAACGCCACCGACGATCAGATGCCGTTCTGATGCCAACGCGAAAGCGGACCAAGGAACAATCGCGCGGGGCGGAACAGAGAAAACGCGAACGTTCCCGCGTGATGGACTCCAAGATGTTTTTTAACAAGTTCGGGCTTGAGCTTCCCGAATGGATGCATACGCGGACAATTTATGTTCTACGCAATTCATTCACCAAAGATGAGTTGCGTAGTCTGACCAGGCAACAAGTGCTACACACACCCAACGCTGGCAAAGTCACTGCACGTGAGGTTGGCCGCCTTTTGTTTGGTGACGGTGGCTGGCCTGAAAACCGTCTAAGGGCGTCCGGTGACGGTGATGCGGCTTGTCCTTGATCTTGAAACTTCATCCACCGCCGACCTTCGTCTCACGGGTGCGCACGCTTATGCCGAGCACCCGGAGACCAGGGTCACCGTCCTGTGCTTCGCGGTTGATGATGGCCCGGTGCACACCTGGACCGGCGGGTTTTGTCCGCCCCTGTTCGCCGCGGCGATAGAACAGGGCGCCATCGTCGTGGCGCACAACTACCTGTTCGAGTTCAACGTCTACCACCACAAGCTGGGGTCCTTGGGTTGGCCTGAGATCCCGTTGTCTCAATGGTCCTGCACCATGGCGCGTGCCCTGGTGGCGGGTTACCCGGCGTCCCTGGAGCTGGCATCCCGCGCGGCGAAGCTGGCGATCCCCAAGGACAAAAGTGCGCGCGATCTCATGCTGCGGATGGCCCGCCCCCGCACCACCGACCCGATCACCTGGTGGCATGAGACTTCGCCCGAGCACTTCGACCGGCTGTGCGCCTACTGCGTGACCGACGTCGAGGCGGAACGCCTGCTGGACCAGGCGGTGCCGGAACTCTCGCCGCGGGAACGCCTCGTGTTCGAGGTTGACCATCACCTGAACCAGACCGGCCTGCGCATCGACGAGGCCCTTGTCCTGCGCCTGCACGAGCTGGCCGGCGAGGCGAAGACCAAGCTCACACGCGAACTCGTCCGTCTCACCCACGGCCAGGTCACCTCGGCCAACCAGGTCGCCAAGCTGCGTGACTGGCTGGCCGGGATTGGTTCACCGGTGCCCGATCTCAAGCGTGCCACCGTGCGCGGCCTGCTGGCGCGCGACACCGTCGCCGGGGCGGCCAGGACGGCGCTACAGGCCCGGCTCGACGCCAGCCGGTCAAGCACGGCCAAGCTGGGTGCGGTGCTGTCAGCGCGCTCCCAGGACGGCCGGGTGAAGGGCACCTTCCAATACTACGGGGCGCACCGCACCGGGCGCTGGGCGGGGCGGCGGTTCCAGCCGCAGAACCTGTTCCGGGGATCCATTAAGGACGTGCCGGCGGCGCTGGCGTCGATCATGGCCGGGGCCACGCCGGACGAGCTGGACGCCCTCTACGAGGACAGCCCGATGGGGGTTGTTGCGAGCTGCCTCCGCTCGGTGATCCAGGCGCCCTCGGGCCACAAGCTGGTGGTGGTGGACTTCTCGCAGATCGAAGCCCGGGTGTTGGCATGGCTGGCCGGCGAGCATGCGTCCCTGGCCTGCTTCGCCCGTGGCGATGACATCTACGTCGAGACCGCCCGGCGAGTAGGCTCCACGTCGCGCCAGCTGGGCAAGGTGCTGGTGCTCGCCTGCGGCTACGGCATGGGGCCGACCAGGTTCCAGGAGACCGCGGCGGTGTTCGATCTGCATCTGCCCGCGGATCAGTGCGAAGAGCTGGTCTGGGCATGGCGCGAAGCGAATGCAGCGACGGTGCAATTCTGGTGGGACTGTGAGCGCGCGGTGTTCGAGGCATGCTGCGCAGCACCCGGTCAGGGCGTTAGTGTGGGTTACCTTGACTTCATCCGGCAGCGGGACGCCCTGCTGATCCGGTTACCGTCTGGCAGGCACCTGGTTTACCGCCAGCCGTCGATCCAGTGGAACCCGGACCAGCGCAAGAAACAGTTCTGCTACATGGGATCGTTCGGCGGCAACTGGACCCAGCAGCGGGCATGGCCGGGCAAGCTGGCGGAGAACGTCACCCAGGCCCTGGCGCGTGATGTGATGGCCGAGGCGATGATCGCCCTGGGCGGTAATGTGCGCCTGGTGGCGACGGTGCATGACGAGCTGATCGCTGAGGCAACGGAGGATGAGGCGGAAGCGGTCTACGCCTGGATGTGCGACGTGATGTGCACGACGCCGTTATGGGCACCAGGCCTGCCGATGAGTGCCGCGGGGTTCATCGCGCAACGCTATCGGAAGTGACGATGACCACCTAAAATGAAAATGCCCGGCGGATGGTCCACCGGGCATTCTCGGGAGAAACGGCATGCTAGCACATGCGCGCCTCTCGTTGGTGATCGTGGTGATCTTGCGCATCCGCGTCAAGGTCACCATGCGTCGCTGACGGCTTGGTGTCCAGGGCCTCAAAACCCTGGGCACCTTGCCGGGAAGCGGCCTTGTCCTTTGTCCGGTGTCTGGTGCCGCACCCGACAAAACGGACAGCGCGGCACTGGTGTGCGGCACAAGCTTTTAGCCCCGTCGTTATTGGTGTTTCACGTGGAACTTAGTGCGCGAGTGCCGAAATCACGGTGTAGGCTTTGTCCTGTTTTGCCGTGCATTGTCCTGTAGTTTGGTTCCTAAGTCGTTGAAATACCTTAGTCTTGTGTTGTGTTTTGTGTCCCTCCGGATGGAACAATCATGCCCTCTAAGTCCTTGAAATCGCTCAACTGTTTTTGTCTGTGTGTGCCGAAACGCGGCACTTGAAACGATAATGTTCTAAAACGATGTAATGTTTTCAATGACTTATACAACCAACCTGTGAGAATATAAGGCAAAATCGGCTGGCACGATTTGTCCACTTAGGTCCGTTTTGTAGGCACTAGGGTGCTTTCTTCTCGGGCGGGGGTTGATCGCGGTAGGGCGCCATCGCGTCGTATGCCTTGGCCGCGTAATAGAGCGCACCGAGTGCCATGACAGGGTATTTCAAGGCCGCCGGTATCGCTTGCCACACCGGGCCGGCGATCTTGGTGAGCGGCATCATGACGTCGTCCATCAGGCCCCATGGCACGCTGCCGGTTGTCGCCGCTGCATTGCCTGTTGTTTTGCCGTCGCCTTCGGCACCAGGGGCTTCGCCACCGATCGCTTCGCCTTCGCCCGGGGCACCACCAACCTCGGGTGTCGCGCCCACCGCTTCGTCGCCGGTGGGCATCTTTGCGCCCTTGGGTCCGGTGAGCCAGGTGGCAAAGTCTTCCGCCGCGGTGGGTGAGGTCGAATAGCTCAGGCCGGTGCCCCCGGCGATCCGGCCCGTGGTGCCGAACCCACCGAGGATGCGGGTCGCGATGTATGCCTCGAACGGCACGGCGAAGAGGTTGTAGGCGGCCCTGACCGCGTTGTGGTAGCGGGTGTTGGTGCTGTCGCTGGGCGGCCCGCCGGGCAGGAACGGCGCCAGCAGATCGTAGCCGTTATGGGCATACCAGTTGACGCCCGCGCCTTCGAGCACATGGTTAAGGTCACTGTCATATTTCAGGTTGGTCGCCAGCTGGGTGATCGGATCGATCGTGCCACCCAGACCGCTACGTGACATCGCCAGGCCGAAGATCCAGTCCACCAGATCGCCGTCCGCCTCGTGCTTCTCCCACTGATCCATGGAGTAGGCCAACTGGCGCATCGCCGCCGGCCCCATGCCGAACGCGACATAGCCCGCGGCCAGCGAACTCGCCGCCAGCAGCGCCTTGGCCCCGGCGCCCAGGCCCTGCGCCTTTTGCCAGAATGAACCACGGCCTTGTTCTTCCGCCCGTGACCGTCCGCCGCGGTAGGCATGCCCGATGCGGGCCATCATCTGGTCCAGCACGTTGCGCTGGAACCCGTAGTTGAAGCTCATGAACTGGAGCGTCAGCCCGAGCCAGGGATACTCCGCGGTCATCGGACGTTCGGCCTTGTAGGGGTCCTGCATCGCCCGATCGACCAGCCGGCGCACCGCCAGCGAATACACTGGCGCCATCGGATCCTTGTCCGGGTCGAGATCCTGCGGCCGTGGGATGCCCTTGGGCCGGCTCACGTTCCATTGCGCGAACGCCACCTGGTTTTCCGGTGGCACTCCCAGCTCGTTAAATGCGCCACGCGCCTCGGCCCGGCGCTTGTCCCAATAGGCGCCGGTTTGGTTGCTCAGGATATCCTTGGAGTATTTGGTCTGGATCAGCCAGTTCATCGCCCCCATCGAGGCCCGGCGTGAGCTGTTGTTCCATTGCGTGATGCCGGTCATCCGGTAGAACGCCGACATGCCCTTGTTGATGCTCGGGGTGTTGGAGTAGTCGCGCCCGGTGCGCGACATGATGATGTCGTCATGGATGTTGCTGGAGGTGACGCCGATGAAGTCCGCCAGCTCGGCCCGCGCTCTGCCGTCACCGGTGCGCCATACCTGGCCCAGCTGATTGAGCATGGATTTCAACCCGACCCTGGCGTCACCCGTTGCGAGCGCGCCGACCAAGGGTTCGGTCATCATCGACCACACCGCCCGCGGCATCAGCGCGGTGGCGACGCCGGCATGGATCGCCGAGGATACTTTGGAGATCCCGGACATGCTGAAATTATTGGTCCGCCCGGTGATGGTCTCGAACACGCTGCGCCAGAGCTTGGCGTCCTCGTCGTTGAGGCCGTTCAGGACTGCCTTGCGCATGGCGTCCTCAAACAGCTCCTGGTCGTGGCCGAAGTTCTCGGCGAAGGCGATCTTGCGCGCCGCCTGCATGTAGTAGTGCGGGATTGCCGAGTTCGGATCGCGGTCGAGGAAGTCCCGCATGATCTGATCGGTCTCCGGCGGCAGCACCCGGTTGTTGATGTAGCTGCCGGCCGGGCCGATGGTGTCGTAATCGCCGGGGTAGCCCGCCAGGATGCGGGCATACCAGTTGGTCGCGGCGATCGAAGCGATCTGGTCCCTGACAGTGTCCTGGTGTTGCAGCCGTAGGGCCTCGGCCTCCTGGGTTTTGTCGGCGTGCTCCTGGATTTCCTTGGGCGTCGCCGTGCCGTCGTCGATCTTGTCTTGCAGCTTGTCGATCCGGTTGGTCAGCGTGGTGAGCTTCTTCATCGCATCGCGCACCGACTGCGGGAACTGCTCCTTGTCCTCCTTGGTCAGATTGCGGAACCGTTCCGCCAGATGTGCGGCCGGATTGTTCGTGTGCTCGGCCATGTCCTGGTCGAAGACAAGCTGGTGCAGCTTGCCGGCCTGGGTGAGGAACTTGTCTTTCTCGGCATACACCCGGGGATGGTCATACAGGCGCTGCCAGTAGCCGTGACCCTTGACGTGGCCGACCTCCAGTCCCGCCGCCTGGCTGGCCTGGAGGATGCGCCCGTTCAGGTCCTGGAGTTCGCCGCCGGCCTTCTGGATGTTCCTGGGGATCGGCACCCTTTTGCCGTTGTCCTCGGGGTAGGTGCTCTCGCCGGTGGTCATCACATGGTGCAGCATGTGACCCTCAAGTGCCGAGAGATCGCCGGGTGGCAGGCCCGCATGGGTGAGGATCCCCGCGTATTGGTTCACCCATTGCCGGCTGAGTGAACGCTCGCGCTCACCGAAGGTCTCCCCGACATAGCGCCTATTGCCCGGCGACAAGCCGAGCTTGTCCATGATCTCCTGGACGGGTGCCTTGGCGCCCTCGGGTGCCAGGTGATGGATCGCTTCGAGGATCCCCATCTTGGAATACACCAGCTGCCGGCCGATTGACTTGTAGCCTTCCCAGCCGGCGCGTTCGCTGACCGGGCGTGAGGGGTCGGTCAGCCCGGTGCGGCGGTAGCTCTGGATCGGATGCTTGAGCCGTTCCCAGGTGTCTTTCAGCGAGGCCACCAGGGCCGCACCCTTCTTGTCCGGGGTGGTGAGTTTGGACCAATAGGTCGGATCCGAGATCCCGCCCTTCTTGGCCATCACCCCAGGGATCGAACCACCCAGCCCCACCTTGCGGATGCCGTCATAGAGGTGATCGAAGGCGGCGATATTGGCGGCCAGTTCCTGGTCCTTCGGGTAGGCCATCTTGAGCCGGTCATCGTTGAGCTTGGTGTAGGCTTCATCCGGCATCGACACGCCGCGGGGATCACCGCCGCTCTGTTCGATCATGCGCGAGACATATGCCTCGTTCATCCGCGCGAACATTTCCAGCTCAGAGGCCCAGTAGTCCGGGTCCCCCATGTGATAGGCCATCTGCCGGTATTGGCTGGACTTGATCTGCATGCGCGAGGCGCCGGCCGCGAGCTTGTCCAGCTGGTCCTGGGCAGCGCGCGCCCCGGCGGTGGGCAGTCCCTGCTTGTTAGTATGAAGTGCCTGGGCCTGGAGCTGCATGCGCTTCGCCGCCAGGTCTCCCTCGTCATAGAACATCGTGTTGATCACGTGCGCGATGCGCGCCGTCATGTCGTCGTTGGGGTCTAACAGCGCATTGCGCGCGTAACGGGTGAAATACGGTTTAACCTTTGCGGACCCCTGCTGCGCCAAATGATCCATCAGGTAGTGGTCGAGTGCATGGCCCCACTCATGGCCGAACGTATTGGACCGCCCGGTGACGGCGATAGTGCGATAGTTTGGATCGTAATAGGCAAGGTATTTTTTGCCCTTACCTGGTGGTTCAAACTGAAGCCTAAGTCGCCCTTGCAGGCTGGCCATATCGTGCGGCATGCCGATCGACGACATCATGTCCTGCATCGCGCGATACTGGTCGAGCTGCTGGTTACGCACCGCAAATCTATCGGCTTTAGGATCGATGGCAACATTATAGAAACCAAACTTGTCTTGGATTTGCTTGCGCAGAATTTCATTCTGTCGCTCGATCGGATAGTTCACCGCCAGGCTCGGGTCGTGGCCGGCATCCTCGAATGCCTGTTTGTAGACCGGCACCCCGTTATTGAACGTGTAGTCCTTGAAGTCCTTCTCGGCGCCTGGCCGCTTGGTGCCCTTAGGGAGTTTCTGCACCGCCAGCTCGTCGCGGGTCTTGGTGAGCCGGGTCACCGTGCCCTGGGCGACCTTCAGGGCCTTGGCGTCGCGCGGTGTGATGGTGGCGCCCAGTGCCTCCAGCCGATCGACGGTGGCCTGGGCTTTGTTGAGCTGGGTCCAGATCGCATCGAGGCGAGGTTGTTCTCCGGGCAAGCGGGCGATCGGTCGGCCAGCTTGGCTGCCGATACCTGTTGCCGGTGTTGTCCCCGTTGTCCCGGACAAATCTGGGGTTTGGGTTTCTGCACCGAGGCGCTGCACATTGGCCTGGGGCGCCAGGTCGAGCGTTGTCTGGGTCCCGGTGTCCTGCCGGTTCAGCGTCAGGCTGACCTGGCCGCCATCTTGTGCGGGCGTCGCTGCGGTGACCTGGTAGGTGTTCTCGCCGATCTGAAGGTGGTCGTTGACCTTGACGTCGGCGGCCGGGGTATCCTGGGGGACTGCGTTCTCGGGAGGGGCCGATGGAACGGGCTGCGGTTCGGCAGTGGGTGCAGCAGCTGGTGCTGGCGTTTCAGGCGGGGCGGGCGCTGGCGCGGGCGCGGCGGCTGCAACGCCAGTATCAGGCGCAACGGTGGCAGTGGACGGAGCAGCAGCGACGGCAGGTTGGGGTTCAGGCGTTGGGGGCGCTGGAGCGGGTTCAGGCGCAACAGGCGGTTCAGATGTTTGAGCGGGCGCGGGCGCAGGGGTCGGGGGAGGCTCTGAAACAGGCGTTGGCGCAGGAGCAGGCGCAGGTTCAGCTGATGGTGCTGCGGAAGGAGTGACTGATGGCTCGGATGGTTCAGCTGGAGCTAACTCTGGAAGAGGTGCTGTTGGTGTTAGCGGCGGCGACGGTGGTGTTGGCGCAGGCTGAGGTGGCGTCGGCTGAGGCACCACCTCGGGAACGGGCGCGGATCCAGGCGCAGGCGATGAAGTCTCAGCAGGTGCGGGTGGCGTTGTTGTTGATGCAGCAGGGACTGGCGACGGCGACGGGATCTCCGAGGGCACTTCTGGCGCAGGTGGAACAGTTCCTGGCGGCGTTAGATCAACCGGTGGACGCTCTGGCGCGGGCGCTGGTAACCCCAGCGGTGCCGCTACCGGCTGTTCCGGACCCACTGGACGATCACCGCCGCTATACCAGCCGGCTTTCCCGGTGGTCGGATCGAACCCATAGTGCACGTCGGGCTGCACAAATCCGCCGATCCCCTTGTCCGCTTCGGCCCTGAGATCCTGCACGGTCCGGCCGTAGCCCGGTTCACCCAGCGGCACGTGCGGAGCGCCGGTCATGCCGGCACTCTCGATCAGCCCGCCGACGTCGCGGCCAATCAGGCTGTCAGGCCCGCCAGCGGCTTCTACGCCGGCCTGGGTCAAACCCTGCCAGGCAGCATTGCCGCCTGCCACGATGCCGCCCAGGGCCTGCAACGCGGGGCTGATCAGGAACCGACCAAAACCGGGCAGATACTTGAGGGTCTGGTTGTCCGGGCTTTCCAACGCCGCCCGGCTTTCCGGCGACATGATGTCGGGGGTGCCGGTCCAGCCCTGCTTGATCGCGTCCAGGATCCGCTGGTTGCTTTCGTGCCGGGCCTGGAGGTCACGGGTGAAATAATCGCTCAGACCCGTATCCGGCAGCGAGACCGAGAAGTCGGGCGCGGGCGTGCCGGCGTCCAGACCGGGCATGATGGTCTGGGACAGCGAGATCTGCGGACCAGGCTGAGGCTGAGGCTGAGACGTGCTCGCGGGCAGTGAAATCGGGTTCAGGACAACGTCATCACCGCCGGTGGCTGGGGGCGCCGGCATTGGGTTCAGGACAATGTCATCGTCACCGGCGGCAGGCTTGGCCGCAGGCATCGGGTTGAGCACGACATCGTCGTTGTTCGCCGGCGCCGCGCCCGGCATCGGGTTCAGGACAATGTCGTCGCTCGATGCCAGGGCAGGCGGCATTAGATGGTCAGGTCAGCTGCTGCGGCTGGCCGGATCGCGCCGCCTGCATGAACGCATCCGCCAGCGAACTGGGCGCTCCACCAAGCGGACTGCCGGCCAGGTTCGAGGGCATCCACGAGGGTGGCATCGGATACTGCTGGGCGACCTGCTGCTGTGGCGGCGGGGCTGGCGCCCCCGGCGTTACCGGCGGTGTGCTCGGGGCAATGGTCTGCGCCAGGGGCACCGGCGCCGGCCGGAGACCGCTGCCGCGGTTACCGGTGTCGCCGCCGCGGTTGGGGCCTTGTCCGCGCACCACGTAGTCCACGAAGGACTTCACCTGAGGCGGCGCCGCGTCCATGCCCTGACGGGCAACATTGCCCTGGCCCCAGCCATAGCCGGCGATCGCCTTGTCGTAGTCGCCGCCGAACTGGTTGAGGTTCATCCGGACGTATTTGGCCGCGGCCGGGATCGCCTGGGTTGGATCCATCGGGTCAATGCCGAACGCTTTGGCGGTCGCCGGCATGAACTGGCCGATGCCCTGTTCCCCGGCCGGCCCGAGGCCAGGGTTCGCTTGTCCGCCGCTCTCATGCATCAGCAGGCGGCGGAAGATCACCGGGTCGATGTTCTGCTCGGCCGCGGCGTGATTGATCATCAGATCGATCGCGGACGGGCTGGGGCTTGACATATCGGCGACGGGCATCGGGTTTGTCCTCGACTATTGCGGCATCATGAAGCCATTGCGCACGATGAAGGGCCGGCCGCCCTTGGTGCCGGTCTGGCCCTCCACGGCACCAGCTGGTGCCTGACCGAGCGATCCGGCCGGCGGTTGGGTGGTTTGCGGTGTCTGGGGTGCGATTGTGTTGGACAGATGGGTCGGAGGCTTCAGCTCTGGAATGCCCATAAAGCCCTTGGTTCGACCCTGGACGATTTCATTCACGACATGCGGGTTGCCTATCGCCTTATTCAACATATCCGTAGTGTAACTGCGCCACTTCGTAACAGTCGCGTTGTCTGGTAGCACGCCTTCCTGGATCAGCTGCTGGTGCGCGACGTTGTTCGCCAGGTTGGGGTCAGAACGATAGATCGGGTTCGTCAGCTGAAGTTCATGGGCGCGTTCATCGATATCGATCCGTGCCCTGTCAAGCAGTATAGCTGGATCTGTGCGACCAATCTGGTTCTCAGATGGTGCATAGACCTGCGTGGTATTGGAGTTTTGATTTTGCAGCCGGGACTTTTCCTGATCCGGCGTCAGGATCGGCAGACCCTCCATGCCGATCTTGGTCTGCTGGAAGATCCGCCCCGCCGGTGAGTTCGGATCCTTCTGCACCGCGGCATAGATCATCCCTTGAACTTGGTTTACGTCGGCCGGGGCGATGGTCAGACCCTTTTGGTGGGCCTCATAGAACGGCACTGTGGTGGCGCTGGGTGAACCGTTTGGGTTCATCACATGCACTGGCGTATTCATGATCTGATCGGTCGCGCTGTCGTAGCCAGGACTGACCCCGGTGGGCAGGTCCTGTTTGCGTTGAACCAGAGGGCCAGTGCCGGACGGCCCGCCGCCACCGGTCGTGACGGTGCCCTGGTCCGTCGTGTAGACGTTCGGCTCAAACCGGCGTTGTCCGGATATGATATCCTGTGGCAGGACCATGGTTGGCCGGCCCTCGGCATCAACACCGGTCTGCGGGGTGAGATTGAACTCCCGCTTGGTTTCACCAGTGACGATGTTCTGCCGCCCGGTAGCGCCAGCTTCTTGTATGATAGTGCGTCCGGTCGCCGCGTCCTCTTTGAACATCGTGCCCGAACCGAGCGACGCGTCGTTCATCTTGTAGTGCTGATAATCGATGTTGCCGTTATTATATGCCTGCGTGTTCAAGGCTTTCAGCGCATTGGTGACTGAGTTTGCATCCATGCCGCCTGCGGCCAGGTAGGTTGCGACCGCGCTGAAATTCGGCACCGGCGCCGGCGAACCGTCATGTTGGGCTGGCCCGGACACTTTCATGCCGCCATCGCTGGGCGTGATCGCGTTGGGATGCAGGATGCCGGTGCCGTCCTGGGGCGTTGCCGGGGGCACACTGCCGTCCGAAGCGGTCGTGTTGGGCGCTGGAGGCAGCCCCGGCGCCGGCGGCCCATTGGGCGGCAAGGGTTGTCCGGTGAACACGCCCGAAAGGTTCGACGAAGGCGGCGCCAGCATCACCGCGTTGGAGTTCGGCACCGCGGTCACCGGTTGGAAGTTTGGTGCGGATGGCGGCTGGCCACCCAGCGAGGCAGGAATGCCATAGGCAAGGGCGTTCATCTGACCGGCCTTGCTCGCCGCGTCCATCTGCGCCTTGCGTGCTTCGGCCCCATAGTAGCCGGCCTGGGCGATCTTGGACGGGTCGGGGAACAGCGAACTGCCCAGCGAGTTCAGGCCCTGATCCCACTGTGCGTTGCCGGTGTTGAACATCGCCATGATCGCGGGCCTTTGTCAGGTGGTCTTAGTCGGGGTCGGATTGAGGAAGTCCGGCAGGCCGATGATCCGGCCGGCGCCGTAGAGGCCGAGATTGCCGATCCCGGAATAGATGCCTGCTACCTGCTGCTGATAGGTGGCGTCGGCCTTGGCCTGGGCCGAGCGATTGGCCGCGATGGTATCGGTATCGGACTGGCCAAGGTTCGCCAGGTTAGTCGCGTTGCCGTAT